GCCCAATAATAAACTATATTAGTTTTTAGGGTGCATTTACATCATTGGAATTTTTAATTATCTTGTTTCATTTTAAATTCCGGTCGGTGTAATAAATAAAAAACTTATTAATTTAGTAATAAGCTATGCCTATCGCACCATTATAATCTGATTCCAATTTATATCCGATATCTTTACCATCTATTGTATCAATTAAAACAATTTCAAAATTAAACAATGCATTATCTAATTCTTTCTTAAGATATTCTAATTTTGAAGTTGACACATACAATTCCTTTAATCTATATGATTCAATTGCTAACCTTATTTCTTTTTCAACAGAACCATATACAATCTTAGATATATCACAACCGCCTTCTATTAATTTGAATACATTTTGAACTTTATGAAAATTAATTTTCATATTTTCTTCATTAATATATTTCAATATATCACAATCGGATAATTGTTTGTTGACGAAAGTAATTCCTGGTTTACTTTTTAATTTTTTTGTTTCACCATATACAAGAACTGGAATTGTTAGTGCGCTTAAATATTCATCAATATCATTTTTTTTAATTTCTTTTTTTTCAACTATTTTTTTCTTTGTACTGTTTAACTGAAATCGAACGACATTTTTTCCTTTTACTTTTACAGCACTAAAAAATACCAAATCGTTAAATAAGTTGTTTATATATTGCAATTGAAAAAACTCTCCAAACATGAATATGTATTTAGGTACATTATACTCAATTAATACACTTAATTCCTTTTTTCTAATAGATATTTCATTGATCCCTATTTTATCAATCAAAAAAACGGAATTAATGTTTTTTCTAATTGATATTTTATCATTTGCATATTCTATAAAATTATACAAACGATCATTAATATATTTACGTTTATACTCATTTTTTATTAATTTAACTTTTCGTAACTGATGTCTCAATTTTTCTATAAATTTGTCTCCTGATAAATTATAAATTATAACAGTAAACAACGAATCCCATTTATCAGATGAATCTTTATATTCAGAAAAACGATCCATTCTTAAGTTTTAATTTTATTCGATAATATAAACTATTTAATAATAAATGAATTTCAATTTTATTATTAAATTACGATAATCTTATCCAATACTTACAGATACTAGTATCATTTACTTAGCATCGGTATTGGAATAAGTCTGTCTATAATATACGTTTCTTTGTTTAATTTTCCTGGTATACCACTTTCATCGAACGATACTTTTCCTATTGCATAATGTAATTCGTAATCATACACAACACCAGAAGATGGATAATACCAATAATCATCAACTGCAGAATACTTTGGTGTTTCCGATTCACTGCTTAACAGTTTTACCGCTTGAATTTTTTTGACTCTAATTTTAACAACTTCCGAATTCATACTATTTAAACCATTGTCTAATTGAATATCATCATGTATATCATCTTTAAATGCTGGTCCAACTTGGGGCTCAAATAATGACGGTTCTTCAAATTGAAAACATGTATATTTTTCGTGAATCATGTTTTGTTTTTTGCTGAGTTCACAATCAATAGCAGCTTGTTTTAAGGTTTCTAAAAATGATTGAAGTAATCTATCCTTTTTTTGTGCCAAATCTTCAATATATTGATCGGTTGTTATTTTACCAGATTCTCTAGTTGATCTATATCTATATACATCGACATGTCTTTCGTCTTTAGGTAAAAACTTATGGGAACTTTGTCTGATACCGCGACCGATTATTTGTATAATTCTAACTTCATTCCAATATGGTTCCATAATATGTATTTGTCTTACACTATTTAAACTGATACCTTCAGTTCCTGCTGGACTGATCATTATTATTTTAATGATTTTACCATATTTATTGTTTTCTTCGTTATACATTTTTAATGCTCTTGATCGTTCGTTTCTGTCTTTTATACCACCATGGTACTCCACATAACCAGGTCCATCTCCAGATTTATCTTTACTATCTTTCATAGCACTATGAAATCCGAAATATTTAAGATATATTTTGAAGATTTCTAATCCTTCCATCATAACATAATTAGAATAAACGACAACTGGACCTTTGGATTTCATTATATTAAAAATTATATTTACCATTTTAGGGGAACAACTAAACATTGCAGAATAGGTAAATGATTTTTTCTTACTATTATCATTAAATTTCCAAAAATCACCATCATAATCTTTAATAAATGAAGCAATATCGTCTTTAATAGTGTGTTTATTTTCTACATCTTTTCGGTATTTTCGTTTAATGTACGAATCGAACGATGTAACATATAATTCTAACGCTTTAACGTATTGTGTAACATTCATATATTTTTCTGTTTTCTTTTCTAATTTTAATTTGGTTTTGCCTTCGTCTATTTTGTTAGCTTCTCGTTCGGTCAATCTGAATTTACCAGGCCTTGGTCTACCTTCTCCTGTTACCTGTTGGTCTATAGATGGAAATACGAAATTACTTGCTTGTCTTGTATACGATCTATACATTTCTTGACCACCAGAACCGTGTCTAGCTCTTTTTCTCATATTATCTTCTATTTCTTCGTAATATTTGTATATTTCCGTTTGATATGGACTCATTTCGACATCAACATTGTGAATTTTTTTGGATGCATATAATTCAGGTGTTACTCCTAAATAAAATGATACGAGACCTAATATTCTACGTTGAAACATATTCTTTGTATTTGGATTTATTGTAGGATTTGAAGTTGTTGAAATATACGTGTAATTAAATTCATTTTCACTTCTCGGAAATGTACCAGGTCTCAATAAATTAAATAATAATGCCAATTCGAATGGTTTATTTATTGCAGGCGTACCTGTCAAACATACAACCCTTGTTCCTTCACTTTCTTTTTTATCTTGGATTATATAATCATATATAACTTGCGCTCTACGACCAAAACCAGAACTTATATTACTGTACACATTTCTTATAAAATTATGTGCTTCATCGATAATATATAACGATTTTTTGGAACTATCAACTTTTCTTATAGCGTCTTGAAATTGTTTATCGGCATTTGGAGCATCATAATGGATAAATATAATATTTTTAAAACGGAATTCATACTCATCGTCACTTAACCAACTTTTTATATCTGAAAGCCACGGTTCATTGTGAAGAGCCGCTTTTATCAATATAAAAACATTCCAGCCTGGTGTATAATTATACAACGCGTTGTATATATTGATAGCAGATGCTGTTTTTCCTGAACCCAAACCGTGGTATATTAAAATATCTCTGTAAGGGCTTTTATAGTCTAAATATTGACTCAAGAATCTTTGGTATAAATGCAATCGTTTATGTGTTTCTTTAACTCGAGGTTTTTCCTCTTTTTTTAGTACGTCTGGTAATGCATATGTTTTGAAATTAGCCAGAACCCATGATGGAAACAATCTACCATCTATTTTGAAGTTTATGTATTTCTTTTTTAATGAATATAGATTACCTTGCGAATCCATCTCTATATATAATGTAACAATAAAAAATAAACAAAATTTATTCAGTTTCGCTTTAAAAAGTATCCGAATTTGAATCTGATTCCTATTCTGATTCTTGTTCTGATTCCGATTCTTGTTCTGATTCAGATTCTGATTCAGATTCAGATTCAGATTCAGATTCAGATTCAGATTCAGATTCAGATTCAGATTCACTTGAAGAATCAGAATCATCTTTCAAAATATTAAAATGGATTAGAGCTTGTCTCGCGGCTTCTTTTTCGCCATCTTTTTTAGATTTACCAACACCTACACCAATTTTGTTATCTAATCTATCGGTTACATACATTGTAAATGTTTTGTTATGATCTGGTCCGTCACATTCAATTTCATAATATTTAGGATCAGGCCATTTTTGAGTATGGTAAAATTCCAACAATAAAGCTTTATAATTAGTTTCACGATACAGAATATTCGCAAAGTCAACATGCTTCTCAATTAAATTAACTAGAAAATGTCTACATATCATCAAATCAAATGTATTCAGATAAAGTGCGCCTATAAATGCTTCGAATGCGTCTTCCAATATACCTTGATTCATTGTTCTTCCATTTCTAATTTCGACACTTTTAGACATTAATATATATTTATTAAGACCAATTTTTTTAGTAAAAAACGCCAAAGTATCCTTATTTTCCAATCTTATACGTAATCTAGTCATAAAACCCTCATTTGCTTTTTGGTATCTCTTAAAAATATACTCAGCTAATATTAAATGAATAATTGCATCACCTAAAAACTCTAATCGTTCATATGATTTTTCTTGTAGTGGAACAATGCCGTATTCTGTATTAGAAGGTTCAATATCTTTAGTCAAAAATTTGTTTTTCGGATTAGGTTGTATTAAATAAGACGAATGTGTCACAGCTTGTTGAAAAAGATCCATTCGAGTTATACAAACTGGTACACAATATTCTTTCAAGATAAACTCAACATACGATTGTGGTAAAATTACATTTTTATCATTTAGTATGTAAAATTTAATATCCTTCTCTAATTCATCAGATACATTCATATTAGTATTTTAATAATATCATAAACTTTTATATTATTATGATGTTTTTATAATCAATTTTTTTTAGACAAAATATCATTTATACATCTTCGTTTTCATCTCCCAAATGTAATATTTCAGGAGCTTTTCTGAATTTAGTTAATAATGGATCAAAAATTGTATTACTTATACTTTTATTGGAATGCATTACTGAGGAATGATAATAAAATTTTAAATCTAAATTTCCGTTTGTATAATATATCAAATCATTAACTTTGACACAATATGTAGGAGAATTTTGTGTCCACCCGATATGTTTATATAATGAATACCAATACGTTATTTGGCTCAACACTCTTTTAGCATATTTAGATCCATATTTTGGGTAAATTGATATCATCGGTAAAACACTGTAAATCCGATTAAATTTAAAATATTTATCTGCTCTCCAAGTATTAATTAATACTTTGATTTTTCTTATACTTTCGGATAATTTTGTATCTACAATGCAACATTGTAATAATCTTTTTAGACACCATGCTAAAAATTTTGGTTCTGGTTGTAAAACAATAATATATTCTTGAGATAAAATATTTTCAGCTTCTCTTAATTCAGACATATCTACATCAAGATTTTTTTGATAAATATTTTGAAGTAATGTATGTTTTAAAGTCCTGTAGTCAATTGGAATATTATATTGCCAATTAAATATTTTCAAATTTGGAACTAAATGAGGTGTTATTCTATCAGTAACACGTTTACCATGCCAAGAAAAATAAACATACCCTGTGTTTATCATACCTCTCAAATTAACAAAAGGAGAATCGCCTTTAAAATCTTTATCGAAAGCTACATTTTTCCGAACCCATTCTATTATTTTAGTTCCTTCAATATCCTCGTCTTCTTGAACAGTTATTAAATTTTGTGCTGTAATTTTTGGATTTGTTATTATTTTTTCTTCTGGTGGTAAAAATTGGTGCAATGTTCTAGATATTAATGAATTATATACATCAGTAACCGAGCGCATAGGTTTTACTGTTTTATCTAATAATAAATCAGCATCTTGTTCAGAAAATAGTTTGGATGTTATTAGATCTTTATCTGCTTTTGATCTCGATTTGGATATCATTTTTATCATATCTTCATTTGCATATCCCCACTTATATTTTTGCAAAAGGAGAAATAAACCAGCACGGCCTCTAAATTTTATATCAATATCCTCATCTTGTAATTGTTCATCCATATAATCATCTCCAACATCTAGTTTAACAATTACACCTTTACCTTCAAATATATCTCTTTCAACTTCTCCAACAAAAGTTTCTTTATATTTTGGGTGTTTCATCCAGATCAAATAGCCTTTTTCTGGTGGCCAAGTAGTACTTTCTTTTAATCCATCCATTATAAGTATTGGTCTGTTATAATAATAGGTACTATTATTATAATACAATTTACGTGAATAATTTATAATTATTTATCTAAAATTAATTTTCTATTTTGTATTTTCCTTACCATATTTCCTGAAGTATTTCTAAATTTATATGTTACTTCAGCATTTCTTTGACGAGAATCTTTCGGATCATATGTATATATATATCGTTTTCGTTCTTTCTTTTTTTGGGCAATTCCTAATCTGAATAATCTATCTGGTGGTATATAATCACCCATACATTCGACTATAAATTCTTTGAATGGGGTATCGTCTAATATATTTTTTTTATTATCTTTGAAATATTTATTTCTTGCCTGAATCAAATAAGATAACATAACCCCTCTATTTGTTTCTTCTTTTTTATCTTTTTGAATTTTCGCTTTCATAAATAAAATTAGTGTCATCATAAAAATAACCTGATAAGTCCCCAAATATATTTTTTTATCATTTATTTTTTTTCTTGTTATTGGACTAAATGCATCAATTAGTTGAAACGGGGTACATTTATTATCACTCATATAAATGTAAATTAATGGTTTGTCACCATACATTACGCTAGCAATATGTCCGTGAAATTGGAAAAATGCATAATATTCAACAATAGATATTTTGTCTTTATCGTCTTTAAATTTTTCACGAAGAATTTTATATATCTCGTTACCAACCTTATTAAAATCCATAGCCAAAACTTCATAAAATGGTATGTCAAATGCGCAATTTCTTTTTTTATTACATAACATACTTGATTCGAAAAGATGCATATATGAGTAATATCCAAATACAATTACATCTTTATTATCACATAAATAGTCAAATACAGTACTGAGCATTTCTTTTATTTTATCAGATGGTGATTTTATAATTAATGATTTATTTGTATCTTCAAATGGATATGCATGTTGTAATTTATAAAAACGTTTGACCATTCTTGAAAATAATCTATAACTCGATAAAGGGTCATTGAACATACGGTAATAATCAATCATCATAAAATGAGGATGAATATAATCGAACCCATTCATTTTTATAACAGGCATCCTTGAGTATATAAATTTTGGAACATATGTAATATCAGCCCATTGATTGAAATCAACAAATACACTATATGTTTCATTGTGTTGAGCTTGTCTTCCTTCAACGTGTGCGAACCCAGCATCTTCTAATTTATTACATAATGCATGTAAATCATCAATGGGTTCATAAGAATAACATTCCAAATCTGGTGTATCATATTCAGAATATATCGCGTCACTTTTATTCTTTTTTTTCAATAATTCGTTTAACGCCGTACCTCCGTAAACTATTCTATGTTTTTCTTTGATAAAATTTCTTATTATAACCATTATATTATTTATCGTATCAATTTTGGGATCAATTTTGCCTAGTTTTACCCTTTGTGCTTGTTCAACAATATTATCTGTTTTAAGGAAAAGAAGTTCTTGATCTTTTGGAGTATATATTTGCATAGTCTGTATATAAATATCTCTAAGAAAAAAATTGATACTTAAATGATTAATATACTAAATAATATAATTAACCAATTAAAAATAAAATGGTAGGAACTAGAAAAAAGAAAATACCAGTAAAAGATGTAAATAGCGAAACGATTGAGATTACAAAGTTGCAAAATGTAAATTTAAATAAAATAAGAAAACAATTTGTTACAGAGAACAGCGATGATATCAAAGACAAACGAATTTTATATGCATTGGCTGAAATAGATAGGGACGAAACTAAAAAAATGTTTTTAAAATATATTAAAAAAAAGAAAATAGTTGACAAAATAGAATTAGGCATATTGGAATTTACACTTGTATACGCCAAAATAAATCAGTTAATTGATACGTTAATACCAGCAGTTTATCTGGATAAAGTTAATGACATATTGACTAACCTTGATCCAAAATCATCAATAAATAATAAAACACTTTGTGATTTAATACTCGAAGAAAAAATAATACCAAATTATGTAGCATTCTATTCACCAGCAGAATTACATCCAGAAAATTGGAAGGAACTTATTAAAAAAAATGAATTCAGAGATTATAAAGCAAAAAATATTGCAACAACAGATATGTTTCAATGTAGCAAATGTAAAGCAAGAAAAAGTACTGTTTCTATGATGCAAACGAGATCAATTGATGAACCTATGACTACATATGTCACATGTGTTGTATGTAAACATACATTCAAATATTAATTTATTTATGATCATTTAAAATATTACTTAATTATATATAATGAAAGAACAAGATACTGAAATAGAAAAAAAAGAGGTTCAGTCTGAAAATAAATCTAATGTAATAAATTATGTAATTTTAGGCGTAATAGCTTTGTTATTATGGTACTATTTTTACGGAAACAAAAAACAAATAGTTGCACTTGGACTATAAATTATAATTTGCAAAACATCTAAAAAACATTTATGTAAATAAACAATTTACATAAATATTTTATAAAATAAATAAAGTGATTTCTTAGATGTTTTACTCAATGAAATCCTTATAACCAGCCTCTAGTACCCATCGTTGCAACGGTTTGACATTACCATTCTTATCGATTGTACGAAGTCTCAGATAATCCACCATAGGTTTCTTAGTAGCATGCTTGTGTTCAATCATATAATTAGTTTCGAGCTCGTCTAGTGTTTGTATATATTCGATTTTACTAACATCAGCATAATCTTTCGCTTCTTTTTCTTTCGTCAATTCCAAAACCTTATAACTAACATGGTCTAGTTTCTTCGGACCAAAGAATTCTTCAATCGAATCTTTGCTCTTAAGGTTTATCGGATAAGACTTTTGCCATTTTTCCGTTTCGTGTGTATATCTCACTGTGTGGATTTTTTCCATATCATTCAAGAAGAATCCATATCCACGACGGCGATATTTGTTAATAATTTCAATAGGATCACGGATACCAGCGAAGTATTTGTAATCAATATTGCTAAATGTCATCATCGATGTAATACAAGACGGCAATAAATACACGTCTTCTCCATTGTAAAGACCTCTAACATTAGGCAAATGGAATCTTGCAACACATGAAAACGGATCCTTAAATTTAATTCTGAAAATTTCAATGCTATGTTTTAGATAAGGGCTTTCGATCTTGAATTTTACATTCTCAGATATTCTCAGTAAATCACTACTGCCATCTTCCAATTTATCTAAACCAAGTGATAATCTAATACTGTTTTCTTTAATCAGAACATCATTATCATAATCAGAGTCCCTTTCTTCGAGAACGTCATTTGTGATAATTACCAAATTCATATCGTCAATAGATGATATTTTGAAAATACTGTCTTCATATTCCTTATTAGTTTTACCAATAGATCTATAATAGCTATTTTTCTCGATTTTGTTTAAGAAATATATCTTATAAAAATGTTCTCGGATTACATTGTTATCAAGTTGACAGATTACGTCTTCAAGTGTGAAATCAGGCAAATATTTTTCAATGTATCTTCTAGATACAGCAATCATAAATCCTTTGTTAACATTCATTTTAACAGATTTAGCAATTCTCTTTGCTTCAGTTGGATTCAATTCCTCAAGATTCTTTTTAATTGTATCAGATATTTCTGCAGCAGTATCTACATATTCGAATACATTCTCTTTGAAGCACATGAGATCAACATCAGATGGTCCGTAGTATTCCTTAACATACTCTATAAAGTTTTCATCATCGTTTTTACCAGGTTTAGACACTAGTGTAATCAATGGATGCTTTTTGGGTACACAACATGCTATAATACTTCCAGATATAGACACGTCTGTCCAGTTAATACCATCAAAAATACATTTATCAGATTTACCAGTAGTAAAAAGGTTTAGACGTCTCTTAAATGTATCCAAATTACATACTCCGTATTCGTGTCCTTTGATCATCGGTATTCCCATACACGATCTAGGACAGTTGATGATCTCTTTTGAAACCAATAGAGACACATATGGATTTACATGAGCATCGTCACAACAATATGAATAAGTTGGTAGTTTAGCTGCATCATTTATTCTAAATACATATCGATCATTCATTGTTGTTCGTGTTTTCTTAATGCATTCTTCGACGTACAAACAAACCCAACTGTATCCCAGTACATATCTGTAAAGTTCTGGTGCCTTTTTCATAACACTAAGAGATATATCTAATAGTTCAGGATCTGTCAACATCTGTGCGCAATATTCAACAGACAACAGAAGGTTGTTTAGTAAATCGAATTTTTCTCTTTCTGATGATACAATCTTAAACCATCCCTTGATCTGTTCGTTCGACAATTGAATGTCGGATTCTCTTGGTATACGATAAATTTTACACCCATCTTTATTTGCAGACAACGATGCATCTACGAATTCACGTCTAAACATAAATTGGAGATAATCAGGAATCTTATTTTCTTTATTGAAATCTTTCATTATTGTTTCAATATTCTTGTCTCTCGACGAGACAGAACTTAATTTAGCTTTCTCTTTTAGAAACTGTTTGTAATTAAATCTTCTTACCAAATGATAAGAGGACATATTAAGTTTGCAGTTGTGGGGGTAAACCCAATGTTTCGAAATTTCAGCTATCATATGTTTTTCATGCATATTTTCAGCAGTAATATAACTGTGACCAAGAGTTCCGAAATATTCTGCCATAAGTTTAGTTTCCAATAATTGATCTAACGAAACATGTCCTTCATACAAAGTGAAATGTTGTTTAGCCATACTTACTGTCATTTCCGGGCGAATCATAACAAGTTCTTTTTCTTCAAATTCAATATCTTCGTGATTGAACACATTTAAAAATTCGCTCATAACATTTACAGTAACCAAACGATGTTTTGTATTTCTAGATGCTCGCGTCATTACCTCAATCAAACTTAATTTTTCACCATAAGAAAGAAACTCTGCTTTACTTACAATTTCTTTTCCCATAAACTCATCAAAATTAAATTTTTTATAGGAATCGTTGGAACACAACACAAACATTCTGTGACGTCCAGCAAAATCTTCGTCTTTGGCATATTCACCAAATGGAATGAAAAGAGGGTTTTTAAATTCTTCAGGTAGTTCTTTGAGTAACTTATCCATAATATTATCTTAATCATTCATATATCTTTTTGTAAATATCATATATTTTTCAACTTTTTGGTTATATTTTATCCGAAAAATTGAATGTTGAACATCATGAGATACACTGCTTTGAAAATCCTAGACAAAAATAGACAAACGTTATATACTTGCTTTTTTTTGAAATCATTTAAAGATAAAATAAGTATATCAATTGAATAGTGAAGGTTCAATGATATCCTAA